GCAGCTATAGGGTCTATAGATTTGGCTTTTATATCGTACTCCTGATTAACCATACCATTAACTATAACGTCAACAAACTTTGGTATTATTGATACTGGGGTAAAATCTATATTAAGATAAGCAGTATCACCTTGTACATCTAATAGATCTTTATACTTTCCTATGTCTTGACTACCCTCAGCATATGCTCTATTTCTAGAATATCTTATCTTTCTATCTCTATGGTAGACATCTGAATTTTTACTATGATCATAATACATAGCCTTAAAGTAATCAAGACCATACTTAATGTCAGCTTTCTCTTCATTCGTAGCTAACGGAGAAGGATAGCCATTTAACTTATCTTTTGTATTATTATACATCATGCCTTAATTCTTTTACTATACATCCCCTTAACATTATATTTTTTTACTATAGGATGTGCTTTTTTTATTTCTTTTTTAGGTTTTATATACTTCTGTGATGCTAGTAAAGCCAATGATGACGATATACTAGCATCGTACTTTGTTCTATTATCTATCTCAAATCTACTCCAATCATCTAAAAGCGTGTTAAAATAACATCTTCCAATCTCTCCTGTGTCTGCATTATAACCAACGTGGTCATATATATATGTTGCTATAGCCTCTGCTTGAGCATTTATTACTGCAGCACCTGATCCAGGTATTCCTTTTGTCTTTTGCTTTCCTCTACTCCACTCTGTGTGCGTCATATCTGGCCTATCCATTAAGTACTCATAGTATCCTCTATTTTCAAAATACTTTAGTATTCCTACTTTATTATTCTCTACTAATATTTGACAACCATAAAACACACACATCTTAATCATGTCTTCGTAAAATATCTCCGCTTTAGGAGGTCTATTAATGTACTCACACACAAACTGCATAGACGCATCACTTGCCATGCTAAACTTATGGAATACATGAGCAGCAGCATCAGACCTTCTACCATCCGTAGTGGTATCATGATCATAAGGGTCACATCCTGCAACCAAAGCATCTGATTTACCAGGGAACTTCTTGTTATACCTAGATGTAATAACATTTTGGTTTTGAATCTCTGGAACCCAAGTAATTTCCCACTTACCTTTTCTGTGAGGTATCCATATAACTTCGCTGTCTTGTACGCCATTTTTCCAAACAAACTCTCCTCTTGTTGTAGGAGTATTATTAACTTCGTTATAATCCATCTGCTGATAAATCCTTTCGACATCAAATATACAACTTTGTGTGTCATTTCTAAATGCTTCCTCTACAGTAAATGGAAACTGTCTTTTAAATTCAGATAAAGCAGTAGTATCATTTTTTAAAGCATCTCTTCTATTTTGTATATAATCTCTAGCACCAGTATCAATATACATATCGTCAATACCCATAACTGGCTTATCAGGAGTATTTATAACACTATATCCATACTCATCTATAAAACCTTCAAGATT